CACGCATTTTTGCGGTCAACTTATCAATACGTTTTTTTACGCTATCTGAATATTCGTTTAAGTCTTCTTCATTTGATTGTTCGTTTGACTTAACTTCACGAACGGAAGTATCCTGTTCTTTTACTTCTTGAACTTCAACGTCGTCTTGTTTTTGTTCTTCTTTTATATCAACATCAACAGGATTGCCTGATGTATCTATATCTACCATTTTTTGTTCCGGCATGGGACATGACCTCCATGTGTCTATGTATATGTTGCATGTAATATGTCTTCCGGATCATCAATCACCGCTAAGATTTCA